CTACGGATCAGAAGGTTGGGGGTTCGAGTCCCTCCGGGCGCGCTTCACCGATAGACCCCCGTCAGGATCGCCCTGACGGGGGTCTATCCCGTCTCGGAGCCACACGTAGGGGACGCCGGTCCGCAGTGCCCACAGGCGCATGGTCGCGCCGTTCGGCTTCGATCGACCGTTGATCCAGTTACCAACCGCGTTGCGGCTGACCTCCAGGTAGTCGCCCATCTCCTGCACCCCGACGTCGGCGTGGCGCAGCGACAGCAGCATCCGATCTGCCAGGTCCGGGACCGGCACTCGGCCGGCTGTCATCTCACTCATGCATGGAGCATTGCACCTACTCGCGACACGCGCAAGGTCTAGCGGGTATTGACAATGTGATTGTGCAATGCCCATACTCGCCGACATGACCACGACTGCAGCAGAGTTGATCGGCAGCAAGGAAGCATGCCGGCTCCTCGACGTCGACCGGGCAACCCTGGTCCGTCGAGTGTGGGACGGCACGCTCACCCCGGTAACGAAGATGCCGGGGAAGAACGGCGCATACGTGTTCGCTCGCGCCGACATCGCCGCGCTCGCCGAGGAGCGTGCGTCGTGAAGCGCGCCGCCGACCTCGTCGCCCGGGTCGCGCTCGTCTCGGTTCCGCTCGCCGCTGTGCTGCTCGCCGGGTGGTGGGCAGCGTGAGCGTCGGCCGAGGTTGCAAGTCACGTAAGGAGGTGATCCCATGTTCGGCTTCTTCTTCGGCCTCTTCGGCTGGGGTGACGAACTCATCTGACCCCGGAGCCCGGCTCGATCCTCCTCCCCCGGGGATCGAGCCGGGTGGGATCACCGACAAGACCCGCAAGCACGTGTTCGCCCTGCTGAACAAGCAGGGCATCACCGACCCCGACGTCCAGCGTCGGGGCATGACGAAGGTCCTCGGTCGCCCGGTCGAGTCCCGGTCGAGCCTCACCGAGGACGAGGGCCGGACCCTCGTCATGGAGCTGCAGGCCCGTGAACGGCGGTACGCAAGATGAGGCATCACCACACCGAGGCACTCGACGTCGACGTCGACGAGCCCGTCCCCTACGTCCCGACCGACCTCCCCACCGCGCTCGCGATGGTCGACCGCCTGGTCCTCGACCTCGCCCTACTCACGGGCGTCCCTGAGTCCGTCATCCGCATCCGGTACGGGGTCGTGTCCACGCCCATCGTGGACATGCTCGTCTACGGATCGCCCGATCGGGAGCCGTCATGAAGGCGACGCTCCGCGCGTTCGGGTGGGTCGCTGACCTCACCATCGGCCCCGTGCCCAAGCCCGCCGCCCCGCCGCCCGCAGCTCCAGCCGTGGGCACGCACCCGGTGGGTGGCTTGACCTCGTCCGTGGGGCACGGCCCCGGGCAGCGTGTGAACGCACGTAACCCGTTCCCGCGTGCCGCCGGATTCCTCCGCAACGAGGAGCCGCCCCGATGATGACCTACGTCGCGCAATGGCCCGTCCTGGACGATGACGCGCTACTCAGCGCGCTCAAGGTGGAGGCCCTCACCGACCTGGTCACCATGACGGCCAAGCTGCACCTGGTCCTCGTGGGCAACCCCGAGTGGGAGACGTCCGAGGTCGCCGGCAAGACGTTCCTAGGCGTGCGTGTCGGCGTCGTGAGGGTGTCAGCGTCGTGACGCCGGAGGAATGGCGCACAGTGCCCACCGCACCCGGCTACGAGGCATCGAGCCTCGGCCGGGTGCGGAACGCGCGCACGCTGCACGTCCTGAAGCCGCTCAGGCACGACAAGGGCTACCTCAAGGTCAAGTTGGGTCGCGCTCGCTACGACTACGTCCACAGGATCGTCTGTGAGGCGTTCCACGGCGAGCCGCCGAGTCAGCACGTCCACGATGCCGACCACAAGGACTTCGACCGCGAGAACAACCGCCCAGCGAACCTCAGGTGGCTCCCCAAGCACCTGAACGCCTGGAGGTGGGACGGCTACCGCGATCCCGTCGAGGACGAGCCGTTCGAGCCGATCACCGAGGCCGAGGGCAAGCAGCTCGACGCCGCCATGGCGAAGGCCGGGTGGTAGCAGCACACGAACACGCAGTACGGCGTTCCTGCCTCTCCCGCCGCAGAAGCACACCAGAGAGGTCCGGCATACAGGTTGACCCGGGAACGGCCCGGGCCGGGTGCTCAGACACCGCGCGCAAACTCACCGTCTGGTCACTCGTCAGCACAGCTCGCTCTCAAATCGAGAGCGGGCCATTCGTGTTGGCCGAGAGGGTATATCGGCTGATGGTTACCGGGAACTGGGGAAGGGGAGCCGCTCCGGGGACAGCCCTCGCGCAGCGAGGTCCATCGATCAGTGGAGGTGAGCAGCATGGACGACATCACGAGGGACCACCTCGGTCGGATGGTGTGCGACCACGAGACTCCAGGTGGTGCGCCCAAGTGCCCACTCTGCCGCCGGATCGTCCTCGACCTCCACGCCCCGAGCGATGCGAAGGTCAAGGCATGGCGCAGGCGGAACCGCGCCGGCACCCCGATGCCCGACTGGTTCAAGCAGCAGCTCACTCAGATGACCGAGCCCAAGCCCGAGCATCCCGACCTCCTCGATGGAGGTGCGTGGTGACCGGGGCATGGTCTGGACGGGTGGTGATGAACGAGCGTGCCCGCCTGGCGAAGCGGCTACCCGCGCCGTGCTGTCGGTGTGGCAAGCCGGTGCTGCCCGGGCAGAAGTGGCACGTGGACCACTACCCGATCCCGCGTGAGTTCGGCGGCACCGAGACTCACCCGGCCCACGAGCACTGCAACACCAGCGAGGGTGGCAAGCGCGGCGCGGCGATCACGAACGCACGACGACAACCGACCGCGTCGGCCGCGATGCGACCCGAGCGAGACCGAGGGATCAGAGGGATATGAAGCATCTGACCGACACCAAACCGGCGACACTTTTTGAGTTCGGCACGGAAGTCCTCGCATGGCGTCCCCTCCCGTTCTCTCCCTACCCCATCACGCGAGGTGGGCGACGTCGGGCCAAGCCAACATTCATCTCACGCATACCGCGCGACACGAACATAGCGACAGCGGTCAAGGGTGCCGACCTGTTCAAGTTGCCGATCACGACGCAGGGCGAGCAGGTCGCCGGGGTCCTGGAGTCGCTCGCCCCGGACGGGACCCCGTTGTATCCAACGGTCGCGATCCTCATGCCTAGACGTTCGACCAAGACCACCTCGATCTGGAATGTTCTCCTCGGCCGCTGCTACGCCCACCCTGGCTACAAGGTGGTCACGACGGCGCAGGACGGGATTCGCGCCCGGAACAAGTTCCGCGAGGTCCAGCGTGCTCTCGACGCGTTCGGGTTCAAGGAGCGCGGACTGGGCAAGCTCTACTGGGGCAACGGGTTCGAAGCGATCGAGTGGGCGAACGGGTCGAGGATGTGGGTGGTCCCACCCGACGCCGCCGCGTTCCGGTCCGAAGCTGCTGACTGCATGCTCTTCGATGAGGCCGGCGAACTGGACGAGGCGACGTCCGAGGACCTCGTCGCGGGTGCTCTGCCGCTCATGGACACCCGCCCGATGGGTCAGGTCATCATCACCGGCACCCCGTCACCGCGCCGGGCCGCCCTCCTGTGGGACACCCTCCAGGAGGGCCGCGACCGCAAGAAGCGTGACGTCGGGATCGTGGACTACTCGCTCCGTGACGACGAACCGTCCGTGCTCTACCCCGATGGTGAGGACTCCGAACCGGTCCTGAACGAGAAGCTGCTCTACCGGGTGCACCCCGGCATCGGCACCCTGACCACCATCAAGAAGATGCGCGCCCGGTTCGCGAAGATGACCCTGGTCAAGTTCGAGGCCGAGTACTTCTGCCGGTTCCCGACCGACCACACCGTGACCGCGATCAACCCAGCGAAGTGGGACACCGCCCGCGCCGAGGTCCTCCCGGTCCGGCCCGACCGCGTCGGCCTGGCGTTCGACGTCGCCCCGGACTCATCCGCCGCCGCCCTGGTCGCGGCGTGGCGAGACGAGGACGGCCGCGCCCATATCGAGGTGATCGGCTACCGGTCCGGCGTCGCGTGGCTCCCCGGCGCGGGCAAGGCCGCGGCGATCAAGCACCGGTGCGCGGTCGCCTACGACGTGATCGGTGCGAACACGAACCCGGCCGACACCATGCACCGGTCCCGCGTCCAGGTCACCGGCTACAACATCCGCCACCAGCAAGGCGCACAGCAGCGGTTCGTCGACGAGCTCGACCGCGAGAACCTGACCCACTACGACCAGACCGACCTCAACCTCGCGGCCGAGGGTGCGAACTGGCGCAACGTGAACGAGGGCGGTCGCCTGTTCGGGAGGAAGGCATCCGCGTCCGACGTGTCCCCGATCGTCGCCGCCGCCCTGGCGCTCTGGCAGTACGACCAGGTCCCCGACCGCCAACCCATGAAGATCCGTACCACCGCGACACGCTGAGCCGCAATGCGCAAATAGTGGGCAATGCACAGAAGCGGCGCTATGCTCCTGCCCATGGGCATCCGGAGTGTGTTCGACCTCGCTAGTCGGGTCGCGTCCGGGACTGCCCTGCCCAAGACCACCCGGCTCGCGTCGCCCTACGCCGGGGCGAACACCCTGACCAAGGTCGCGGTCGCGGACATGTGGGGCGAGGACGGTCCGCTGTTCGCGACCTACCTCGACGCGATGCGCGTCCCGGCGATCGTCAAGGGCCGAGCACTGATCGTCGGCACCCTCTCCCGGCAGCCGCTCGCGAAGTTCCGAGGCTCCGAAAAGGTCAAGTCCGACCCGTGGATGTACCGGACCTCGACCGCACAGAACCCGCAGGCACGGATGCTCTGGACCATCGATGACTGCATCATGTACGGCTCGTCCCTGTGGGCTGTCCAGCGTGGCAGCAAGGAGCAGATCACGGATGCGATCCGGGTCCTGCCCGATGAGTGGGAACTGGACGACGACCTCCGGATCAAGGTCCGAGGCCAGAAGGTCGACGCCGATGAAGTGATCCTGTTCGAGGGTCCGCAGCTTGGCCTGCTCGAAATCGCCGCCGCCGACATTCGCGCCTCGATCGCGATGGGCCGCTCGTGGGCGCAGCGGGTCGACTCCCCGGTCCCGCTCGTCGCACTCAAGATCGAGGACGCGAACCACGAACCCACGGACGACGAGGCTGACCAACTGATCGAGAGTTGGGAGACTGCGCGCCGTAAGGGCGGCACTGCGCTCCTGCCCTACGGCCTCGGCATGGACGTTCACGGCGAGACGCCCACCGACCTGTACGTCAACGGTCGCAACGCTGCCCGCCTGGACTGGGCGAACTACCTCGCGTTGCCGGCGTCCCTGCTCGACGGGTCCACCGCGACCGCGTCGCTCACGTACTCCACGAAGCAGGACTCCCGGAACGAACTCGTGGATTTGTCCCTCGCCTACTGGGCGACCCCGATCGAGGCGCGCCTGTCCCAGGACGACGTCGTCCCCTCCGGCACCCGAACCGCGTTCGACCTCGAATATCTCGCATCCCCGACCCAGCCGACCCAGTCGCCGGCCCGAGAGGACTGACCATGACCACCATGAAGATCGCGGGGACACTCCTCGCAACCGACGCGGGCGACCGCACCCTGACCTACCTCCTGGCCCCGTTCGGCGAGCCGGGCCGCACGAACCTCGGGAAGGTCACCCTGACCGCGTCGTCCTTCACGGTCCCCGAGGACGTGACCGACCTCGGCATCAACGTCGAACACGAACGCACGACGCCGGTCGCGAAGTTCGCCCGGGTCGAGGCGACCGACGCCGGCTATGAGGCCGACGTCCGGTTCCTCGCCACGAGGGCCGGTGACGACGCCCTGACCGAGGCCCGCGAGGGTGTCCGCAAGGGCATCAGCGTGGAGGTAGACCAGCCGGTGATCCGCGACGGGAAGATGCTCGCCGGCCTGCTCTCCGGGGCCGGCCTGTGCGTCACCCCGGCGTTCACCTCCGCGCAGCTCGTCGCCGCCGACGCCGGGGAACTGCCGGACCACATGGCCGACACCGACTCCGAGACCGTCTCCACCGAGACGATCACGATCGACGGCAAGGAGTACGTCCGCAAGACCACGTCCAAGTACACCTCCGAGACCACGCCCGTGGCCTCGGCCGACGACCCCACCGAGGGCGACGATGAAGGAGACAACACCATGGGTGACACCACCCTCGCCGCGTCGGCCCCGGCCGGCGGCCCCGCCGCGATGCGCGGCAAGTCCGGCCCGAAGATCGATTCGGCCGAGTCGCTGTTCGCGACCCTCGCGAAGGCGTTCGCGGCCGACGACCGGCAGATGCTCGCCGCCCTGGACCAGGGCATCGCCGCCGACCTCGCGTCGGCGCAGCAGCCGCAGTGGGCCGGTGAGGTGTGGGCCCGCCGCACGCACCGTCAGCGGTTCATCCCGCTGTTCACCTCCGGGCCGCTGAACGCCCTCAAGATCACCGGGTGGAAGTTCGCGCCCCGGTCGGGCACGGCGCCGCAGCCGCCGGCCACGCCGACCGTGGCGACCTACGCCGGCTACCCGGCCGAGCCGAACTCGACCGAGGTCAAGACCGGGCCGGTCACGATCACCGCGTCCCGGCTCGCCGGGGCGAACGAGTTCGACCGGGCGTTCGTGGACTTCGACACCCCGGAGTTCTGGGCCGGGTTCTTTCGTGAGTCCGCGAACGACCTGTCCCGCAAGCTCGACACGGCGGCCGAGACGCACCTGTTCACCTCGGGCAACTACGTCGAGGTCGACGGCGGGACCGTCCCGTCCGGGGTCTCGACCGCCGCGGCCTACATCGTGGACGGGGTCCTCGCGATCCAGGACGTGGCCGTCCCGGACTTCGCGGTCATCGGTGTGGACCTGTGGCGTGAGTTCGCCCTGACCCGCAAGGACGACGCCCTGGAGTACCTGAGCGCGATGCTCGGACTCGACCCCGCCGAGGGCCGGTTCGACACGTTCAAGTTCATCCCGTCCAGCCACGCCAGCGTGGCCGGGTCCGTGCTCGTCGGAGCGTCCGACTCGCACACCTTCTACGGCCCCAAGACCGTCCGGGCCTCCACGGTCGACATCGCCAAGGGTGGCGTGGTGGAGGGCCTGTTCGGGTACTACGCCGCGAACACCGGCTCCGACAGCGCGTTCGCCCTCGTCGCCGCCGCCGCGTGACCGACCGATGAGCGAACCGGGAGGAGGTGAACAGGTGGTGGACTGGTTGACACCCGTGGAGGTAGTCACGGATGCGTACTGGCCGTCGTGCCCGTTGGTGCCCGCCGACGAGGTCGATGCCAAGGCGCTGGACCGCCTGCTCACCTCCGCCCGGATCCAGTGCGAGGAGTTCGCGCCCACCCTCGCCGAGGGTGCCGACGTCCCGGAGAACTGGCGGCTCGCGCAAGCATTCCAAGCCCGGGCCCTGTACCGGTCGGCCCGGGCCGGGTCTCAGGACCGGCTCGGGGAGGACGGGCTGGCCGTCACCGTGTTCCCGATGGACTGGACCGTGAAGAACCTCCTGCGGCCCAAGCGCGGAAAGTTCGTGGTCCGATGAGCCTCGCGACCGACGTCGCCGACGACCTCCGGGTGCGCCTCGGCAAGCCCTACGTAGTGAGGGGGTTCCTGCCCACGGTCGACGCAGTCCCCCACCCGACCGTCGCGGTCTGGCAGACCCGAGTCGTGAAGGCCCCGCTCCTCGGGCACAACGTCCTCCAGTTCGAAATCACCGTCCAGGTGATCGTCGGGGAGGAGGACATGGCCGCCGCAGACCGCGCCCTCGACGTCGCACTACTGGACGTCCTGGACGCACTCCAGCGGATCAGTCTCGTGGACTGGACCGGGGCCGACCGTGTCGTCCGTGAGGACGCTCACCACGCCTACAACATCAACTGTCAAGCCCTCGCCAAGATCGGAGAATGACCATGGCCGTCGTGCCCATCACCAGCCCGTACTCCCTCAAGAACGCCGCCCTCACCATCGACGTGGACGACTTCACCGCCGCTGTCTCCCAGGTCCAGTTCAACCCGCGCACCCAGTCCTCGACCTGGCGCGGCATCAGCGGGAACACCATCCGCGACCAGGCCGTGGCCGAGTGGGACTGCCAGCTCGGCCTCGCGCAGGATCTCGCCCCCAGTGGTCTGCTCCGCTACCTCCTCGACCACGACGGCGAGCAGAAGGACGTCGTGTTCACCCCCGTCGAGACCGAGGGCGGGAACGACCTCACGATCGAGGCGACCCTGGTCATCAGCGCGGCGACCATCGGTGGCACCGCCGGAGCGGACGTGACGACCGCGACCGCGACGTGCGCGGTCATCGGCAAGCCCGAGTTCGTCGACCCGACCTGACCGTCAACTGAGGGTTGACGTCATGTTGAGCGTGGAGGACCACCGCGAGCTGCAAGCTGCTGTGCTCGCGTTGAAGGCTGCCCCGCGTGCGCTCAGGACGGCGATCAACAAGACCACCCGGGAGACGATGAACCCGGAGTGGAAGGCCCTCGTCTCGGCGAACGCATCCGGCCTCCGGAACCCCGGGAGCCGGGTGCTCACGTCCGGGGCGAAGATCAAGGCCGGTAACCCTCCGGTCGCGCAGGCCGCGCAGTCCCGCCGGGGGATCGGCGAGGGCAAGCGGCTCGTCCCGAACGAGCACTACTTCCTGTGGGAGTTCGGTGTCGGGAACCCGGAGAAGGTCTCGACCTACACCCGCAAGTCCAAGAACGGCGGCACCCACCAGGTGCGTCGCCGCACGAACCGGGGCAAGCCGCGCCTGGTCAAGGCGGGCCGAGTGTTCTACCCGGCGTTCGCTGAACTCGCACCCCGCATGGTCTCCCTGTGGGTGCAGACCATCGTGAAGATTTACGCCGACGCACTGGAGGGGAACCGTGGCTAAGGGCCTCAACCTTGAGTTCGTCGCCGACGTCCGCCGCTTCATCGCCGGCACGGACGACATCGAACGCAGCCTTGACGAGGTCTCCGACTCGCTCGACACCATGGCCCGCGACGCCGACCGGGCCGGCGACAAGGTCAGCGACTCCCTGGAGCAGGTCGGCGACGACGCGAAGGACGCCGGCCGCGACCTCGAGCGCGGCCTGGAGGACGGCACCGACGCAGCCGCCGACGAGGCCACCCGCCTGGAGCGCACGTTCAAGGACACGTTCGACACGGTCAAGCGTGAGTCCAAGGGTGCCGGTGACGACGTCTCCCGGAACACCAAGCGCGGCATGGACGACGCCGCCGACTCCACCGAGACCTTCAAGAACGAAGCCCGGCAGAACCTGTCCGAGTCCGTGTCATCGTTCCGTGGCGACGTCGAGGACATCCCGCAGCTCGTCCAGGACGTGTTCGGCGGGGTCGCCGCCGACCTCGGCCCCGCCGGCCTGATCGGCGGCACCCTCGTCGCCGCCGGCATCGGCCTCGGCGTCGCCTACCTCCAGGGTGCCGCCGAGAAGGCCGAGGAACTGAAGGACCACACCATCGACCTCGCGAAGCAGATTCAGGAGGTCGGCGGGGACCTGAACCGGCTCGACCTCGGCGCGATCTTCGATGACTGGGCGTTCGCGATCGGCGACACCAAGGAGTTCTGGGAGGTCTGGCAGAACGCCCCGATCACGAACGTTGAGCAAATGGCGACTGCGATGGACGCGCTCGGGGTGTCGGCCACCGACATGTATGCCGCACTCACCGACCCCAACGGGCCCGAGGGGCAACGCATCCTTGAGCAGATCATCGACACCCTCGCGAACACAGGCGGCATGTCCGACGAGACCACGAACGCGCTCGTGCACATGCGCGACGCGATCCGCGACGGGAACCTGTCCCTGGAGGACGCCACCGAACTCCAGCAGACCTACCAGGCCGCGATCGAGGGAACCACGGTCGAGGCGATCAAGGCCCGGGAGGCGGAGGAGGAGCTACGCGAGGAGCGGGAGACTTCCCGCGACGTGCTGTTCGGGTTGAACGACGCCACCGCCGGGTACTACGAAGCGCTCCAGGCCGCGAACGAGGCCCTGTCCGAGAATGGTGCCGGGCTGAACCTCGCCACTGAGCGGGGCCGCGAGAACCAGGCCGCGCTCGACGCGCAGGCGCAGGCGTCCTACGACTACATCCAAGCCCTGATCGACTCCGGTGCCGCCGAGGACGACGTGACCACCGCCGTCGACCAGCACCGTGCCGCGCTCCGAGAGCAAGCCACACAGATGGGCATGACCGAGACGCAGGCGCAGACCTACATCGACACCATCCTCGGCACCCCGAGCAACATCAACACCACGTTCAACGTGACCGACAACGGCACCGCCGCCGCGACCGAGCAGCGGATCAACAACATCCCGTCCAGCCTCCGCGTGCCCGTGAACGTGGACGGGGCCGGCCTCCAGGGCCAACTGGACGAGCAGCTCCGCCGCCTCCGCGTCAACGCGATTCAGGCACCCCTACGCATCGGGACGAGGGTGGCGTAATGGCGACCAGGACCAACCTCATCCGGAACCCCTCAGCCGAGATCGACACCGCGAACGCGTCGCAGAAGGGCGAGTTCTCAAGCACGCTTGCGCGTTCCACGGACCGGGCGTGGACCGGCATCGCCTCGTTCAAGGTCACCTCTACCGGTATTGGGCAACTAGAGCACAAGAAGCAGCTCGGTATGGCTGCCTGGGTTGACCCGGTTGCACCCGGAACCACGGTCAATGTCAAGGCGCGCATCTACGTTCCCGGCACCAACCAGCACGGTCCGAGGTATGTGTTCTGGTACCACCACCATCCCGCCACTGAGACACACAGTGAGGGATGGGTCTATGCCGGCAGTGACGGGGATATGCAGGTGAACACCTGGATAACCCACGACAGGACGATGACCTCCGAGGTCTACATGATCGACGGCTACGCCGTCGTGGTCACGAACGACAGTGATGGGCCTTGGGCCGCCGCCGACGTTGTTTACTTCGATGGGCTCCAGGCCGAACTCGGTACCGAGTCCGGGGAGTACTTCGACGGGGACACCCTCGACACCCTGGAGTACGCCTTCAACTGGTCCGGCACCCCGCACAACTCCGAGTCCACCATGGACTGGATCGGGCCTACCCTGTTCACCGCAACACCGGACCCGGCCAACGGGAACATCCTCCTGGACATCACCCCGGGCACCAGCTCGACCGTGGACGCGATCACCCGCACCGACGCCAACGGAACGCACCCGGTCCGGCTACTGCCGAACCAGCTGCCGACCCCGTCGCAGCTCATCGTGCGCGACTACGAGGCCGCCCTGACCGGCCCGGTCACGTATACCCTGACCGGTGCCGGTGGTTCCCAGGTGACGACGTCCCTCGGGTCGGATCACCCGTGGCTGTTCGTGCCCGTCTATCCGCAGTTCTCCGCCGCCGTGGAGTCCGTCACCGGGTACACCTCGGACCGGGCCACCCAGACCACCGTGCACCAGGTGATCGGCCGCCCGGACCCGCTCGTCACGATCGGTCGCCTCCAGACCAGGGCCGGGACCCTGGAGATTTGGTGCGCCTCCCACGCCGACGCGCTCACCGTCCAGAACGTCTACAGCCTCGGGCACGCCGTGATGCTCCGCCAGGTCGAGCACGCCGGCCTGGACATGTACCACTTCGCCCGGGCCGTCACCGTCGACCCGTTCGCCCCTCAGGGTGCCCGCACCCGGTGGCGGGTCGCGGTCGACTACGTCGAGGTCAACCGTCCCACGGCCGACCTCGCCGGTTCCCTCGGGTGGAACTACTCCGAGCTGGCCGCCGCGCACACGTCCTACTTCGAAGTCGCGTTCACCTACGCGGACTACAACGCCCTCCTAGTCGGACCACTCACATGACCGCCCCGTTCATGGAGCAGGCCGCCACCGCGATCAACGAACCGATCACGCACGTGTGGCGGATCGAGGCGTGGCCTCCCGGCGCGACCGAGGGCATCCCGTTGGCCGTGAACAACGGCACCCTCACCTACGACGAGGCGTGGGCCCCGCACGTGCAGGCGTCCCTGCAATGCCAGGTCCCGACCGACCAGGCCACCCTCGACGCCCTCGACCCCCGAACCAACTGCCGCATCCATATCTACCTCGGGTACGTCTACCAGCGCGGCACCGAGGACGTGCACCTCATCGCCGACCTCGGACTGTTCGCCCGGACCGTGAACCGGCCGCAAAACACCATGGACCTGTCGGCGATGTCGGACGAGATACGCCTACTCTCGAACGCCTGGTTGGGTGGTGCCCAACCGCCCAAGACGGGTGCCGCCGAGGCCCTCGTCTGGACGATCAACGCCGGCCTTGACCCGATCAACGCGGGCAGCATCGACACGCAGATCGGAACCGAGGTCGCGGCCGACCAGCTCACCGAACTCGCGATCGGGTACGGCGACTCCTACGGGTCGCTGTTCACCACCATTCAGGACTCCACCGAGACGTGGGCCTACTGCCCGGGTGCGGTCGCCGGGCACTGGGTGATCCGATACCGGCCCACTCTGGCGGGCCGCTCGGCAGCCCAGTTCACCACGGGTCCCGGTGGGAACGTGTTCGAGTCCGAGGCCGACCTGTCCCGCGAGGACTGGCACAACGCGGTTCTCGTCCGGCACCGGTGGAAGGACACCGGCGGCACCGATCACGAGGTGCGCGGCATCGCGGTCATCAACTCCGGTGCCCATGGGGCCGTCAGTGTCGGCCGTCACGTCCTGACCATCGACCGCACCACGCCGACCAGCCAATCCGCCGCCGACGCCGCGGCCGCCGCGAAGGTCCGCCGCACCATCAGCCGAGGGCGTCAGTTCAATGTCAGCGTCCCGGCCGCGTACTGGGTGCGCCCCGGTCACACCGTGACCATCCAGTTGCCCACAGGCCCGCAGGAACGCCACCTCGTGGCATCCGTCGAGTTCCGGTTCCCCTCTGGGGACATGTCCGTCCGAACCCGCGTCCCCGAGAACGTCACCATCACGGAAGGTGAATGACCCATGCCCAGCACACCCGCAGGACTGCCCTACCCGTCCGGGAACGACCAGCCCAACGTGCCCTACGACGTGCAGCAGCTCGCCGAGGCGCTCGACCCCATGGTCAACGACACTGGATGGGTGCCCATCGATGTGTACGCCGGCTACGAGACCAAGTCCGGGACCCCCGCCGTCCGACGCATCGGCCCCGTCGTGTACGCCCGGGGCGTGATCGGTCCCACGGCCGGCACCATGGCCGCCTCCCAGACCGTCTATATCGGGCGGGTGCCAGTAGGGTTCCGTGTCGCCGAGTCGCTCTGGTTCGCGGCCGGCACCACGGCGGGTCAGCCTGCCGCAACCCTGGTCCAACTCTCGGACGGGCAGATTCAGGCCCGGACGCCGAACCTCGCTGTGTCCTACGTGGGTCTGTCCAGCATGAGTTACCCGGTCGACTGATGCGCACCCCAACCCAGGCCGTCGAGTGGGCGAACCGGGTCAAGGCCGGCTACTCCGGCTACTGCCTCCAGTTCGTCCGGTCCGCGTTCGGCGTCGCCGCGAAGCACGCCAGCGCGAAGGACGCGTGGCTCGCCACCACCCGCCGCCACACCGACCGCACCCCACCCGCCGGGGTGCCCGTGTGGTTCTCGTTCGACTCCGGCGTGAACCGCAACTACTGGCACGTCGCGATCAGCCTCGGAGGCGGCCGCATCCGCACGACCTCCTACCCCCGGTCCGGCGTCGTCGGCAACACCACCATCACCGGACTGGAAAAGGCGTGGTCCGGCGTCGGCACCACCTACCTCGGCTGGTCCGAGGACATCAACGGGGTCCGGGTCTACACCCCCGCCGCCCCGCCGCCCGCACCATCCGCCCCGAGTCCTGAGGAGGACGACATGCCCACAGTTGGAGAAATCTGGTCCGCCGAGTTCGGACGAGGAGACCGCCGCATCACTGCCGGCGACCTCATCACGCAGGTGGACGACATCCTCGCCGAGGTCGCCGACCTCCGCGTCGAGGTAGGCAACATCACCAAGATCGTCGCGAGCCTCGACACCAGCGAATCCAGGGTCAAGCAGCTCTACGACCGCCGCACCTCGATCGACAAGATCGGGCCGCTGCTCGACCGGGTCGACGCCCTCGCCGACCTGGTCGAGAAGGCCCTCACCAACAACCGGGAGGTCTGACCATGGACGAGTACACACCCAAGGTCCCCGACCGGGTCCGCACGTGGGCCTACGGCGTCGGCATCGGCCTCGGCCTCGGTGCCGCACCCGCGCTGCTCGCCCTCAACCAGCCGGCCCTCGCCGGGGTCGCCGCCGCCCTGGCCGGCGCAGCGAACGCCCTCGCGTTCGGCTACCGACCCACCCGGCCCAGCGCAAGCTAATGAGTGTCCAGGGTGAGGGGAGCATCCCGCTGCCGACGCGCCTGGAGCGGATCGAGAAGAACCTGTCCGAGGTCCTCGAAACCGTCCAGGCGCTCGACGGCCGGGACAAGGCCGACCTCGTCCGCTACGAGCACCTCGCCGCCCGTGTCTCCGCGCTGGAGTCGTGGCGCACGTGGCTCGAGCGGATCGTCGGTGGTGTCGTGATCCTCGCGGTCCTCGCGGGCGCGATCATCACGCGATAGCGAGGACGGTTCGGCGTAGCGCGTCGTCGGGGACCTGGACGTAGACCCGGGTGGTCACCGGCGACGCGTGGCCCAGTAGTGTCTGCACACTCAGTAGGTCCCGGTCGACCCCATAGGCCCGGGTCGCGAAACGATGCCGCAGCGCGTGCATGGTCACGTCCTCGGGCAGGAGCCCGGTGACGAGTTTCCCGACCCACCTCGGCGAGAGGTGCCCGCCGTCGTCGCCCGGGAACGCCCACCCGCCGCCCGCGTTGTGGATCAGGGTCCGCAGCTCCAGCGCTAGCCCGGGGGAGAGCGGCACGGTCCTCTCCCGGGAGCCCTTCCCGTGCACGACCAGGGACCAGCCGCCGAGGTCCTCGACCAGGTCCCGGTGATGGACCTGTGCGACCTCGGCGCGGCGTAGACCGGCCTCGGCCGCGAGGCGCACCAT